ATTTTTCTGTAACCGAAATCGTACCGAAACCTGTATTTTCTGTAACAGTCATTTTTCTAATGCGATTATTGTCTGTATCCGCCACGTAAATATTATTATTTGCATCCACAGCTAAGCCACTCGGATTACTGAACGAAGCGCTTGAGCCCGTGCCTTCGGCGAAGCTACCCCGTAATGGTATATATGTAACACCACTACCTGCAATTGTAGATACAGCTCCATTGGTTGTTATTTTTCGAATAGATTGGTTATCAGAAACATATATGTTTCCATTTGAGTCCATGCATAAGCCAAGTGGATATTTGAATGAAGCGCTGGTGAGAGTCCCATCAGTACCCGTTATCGTTCCCCCACTCTGCGCCGAAGCTAATGTTAAAAAAAAAGCTGCAATCGTCGTCGCCGCTGTCGCCGTATCACCCGCAAACGTGCTAACAATACCACTATTTACAGTAAAGCCAGTAGGAATTATAATTTTGCGAATAAGAGAATTATAGGAATCTGCTACATATGCTATTCCACTCGCATTCAATGCAATAGCTGTGGGTTTTAAAAATCTAGCATCTGAACCAGTACCGTCCGCAGAATAGCGTCCTGTTGTCCCTTGAGGGCCGTGCGGTCCCCCCGCAAGCGTAGTGACAAGACCCGCCGACGTAATAACACGTATTTTGTCATCAAACGATGAGAACAGTATATTTCCAGCAGAATCTATAGCCAATCCAGAAGGGCTCAAGAACGAAGCTGCTGTACCTATACCATCAGCCGATACTACGTTGTTATTACCCGCGAGAGTTGATACGACACCCGTGGGTGTAATCTTTCTAATACGGTTGTTACCGGAATCTGCCACAATCACATTGCCGGCTGTATCGATTGCAATATTCGCGGGCCGAGAAAAGGTTGCAGCTGTACCGGTTCCATCGGTAAACGCCCATGCGGTCGGAGTCATAGTTAGTGCACATTCCATCCCCGCCGGACACGGTGGTGCTGGCTGCGGTTCAGGCGCACCCGGACGCCCCGCAAGCGTCGTAACTGTTACCGTAAAACCACTCATTTCCTGACACTTCACGAGAAACTTATATGATATAATAGGCCCCCCCTTATAGCACATACTTCGGCGCCCCAGACCCGGAGGCAATCACCAGGAAGTTTATGACCTCCACATACAATGTAAAATCGTACACATAATTCGTATCGACCGGAAGCTGAAAGAACCTCGTCTCTATCTGGAATTTCTTAATCCGACTGGCATTGATAGACCCCGACGGCTGCGTTTTCGAACTCGTTATCGCCCAAGTATAGATCGGAATCTCGGCATTCGTGTTTCCGGACGTGTACCGATACGGATATATCTTCGTCAAAAAGTTCACCGGCTTCTCCTCCTGGATCTCATTTCCATTACACAGAATACGGACACTCTGTATAATATCCCGCTGTGAGTTCGCGATCAATGAGCCGCTACTATGGGCGTTATTATAGGTCGTCGCTCCGCCCAAGTTACCGATACTCAACGGGGCAAACGGGTACGTGTACCAGTTGGTGAAATTCGTAAAGTCGTTCCGAAACCCCCAATCGGACCGTCTAGGAATCAGAATGAACCGTGTAATCGGATTAGACAATTCTAGATCATACGTGTCCGATGTTTTCGTCACAGGCCCAAGAGGGATTATACGTAATTGCGGGAGTAAATACGTGAGGGGCCTCGTCGCAAATGTGACTCGCTCATTGTCCGACAAACTTACGAAAGTACACTGAAGCCTCGGATTGAAGTTCTGCCAAGTCAGCGGGGCAGTGACACCAACATCGGTCAGAAAGTTCTGGATCGTCGTTACTGCGACGCCGGTGACGGGATCTATTTCGGCCGTAGCTCCGTAAAAGGGATTATTCAAACTCGCCGATATGGCCCGATAGGCGGGGGCGACCCGCCTACCCGTCGGATCAAGAATCGTGTAGAGCGTCTGTACGGGATTGAGCGAGAGCACGACTTCGCACTCCTGGTTCTGTAGGGCAATCAGAGGAAGTGCCTGCGAAGTCGCATCCGTAAACCAGAAATTCAGAGGGACGTGGATCGTTTGTCCGAAAATGCTGGGGCGATTCGGCGTGACGTTTTTCGTAATAACCGTCCCAGCAGGTATTTCGACTCCAGAAGGATTGGAAATGGTGTAAATACCTACTCCTGTCGTTGTTCCGGGGGCGGGCGCCAGAATTATATATGTGTAGGGGACACTATTCGCCGTGTATTGAAAGTTCGTACCGGGCACGAGAGTCGTACCTGCGCCCACATTTGTAACGGTAAGAGTATTCAGCGAGGTCGCCAATACCTCACATGTGAAATTCAGATCCCGTTGCCGCACAACCGTCGGATACACTGGCCCAGAGCCGGAGCTGGCCGCGAAAGCCCCCGCCGCGGGCGCCGTCAGTTCATTCGTGTAGCCGACCATTATCTTCCACTTTTCAAATGTGGCCGTGTCGTACTCTAGAAGCGCCTTTGAATACAGGTACGTCCCGTCGAAGCGCTGAATACTCTGTCCGCCGATGAAAAATTCCGCCGAGCGAATTATCGCCGTACCTAAAGCCTGCACCCACTGGAATTCATATTCATAGGTACGAGATCCGAGACCACTTGCGGCAGAAATTGCCTTGCTATAAATGTCCGGGAGTTCAAAACTGAAGATCATGTCGGAAAGAAGATCCGATATACGTTGAATTTTACAACGGAGTTGAATTGGATTATCATACGGAAGTGTATTTGGCCCATCCAGCGCGATCGACACATTTTCCATGGAAAAGTGCGAATATCGCTTGAATATTTTGTAATAATATGTCATCTGTGGATTGCCACTCAGAATTACATTCTGACTTCCATATGATACAAGTACATACAGGCCGCCACCAGTCATTCTATCCTAACTTGAATGGTGCTTTTAGGCTGATTGCTGATTCGTCCACCAAGAGTCGGACAAGAGGGAAAGATTCGTGTTGACGGAGTTCTGTTTTAGACGTGATGACGGGCCCTGTCCCATGAGTGTATTGATCTCCTTTACAGAAAGTGCGTACCGGGCATATTTCATGGAGCTCAGTTTGCCGTTCGCGTTCCCGTGGAACCCAATATCCTCTGATACAGCGGGGGTCGTCGCCGTCCGAATGTCGGCGACATTCGGAGAGAATATGAGAATATCCTGGAAGTTCTGGTAGATCACTTCGTTTTCGAGTTTGATGCGGTGCGCCAGATTCGCGTTGACGTAAATGTCCAAGCCGGAGTTGTAGTAATTCAGAACAACGTGAAACCACTTCCCGATCGGAATATTCGTTATGTCGCCAAATTTGTAGGGATTCTTGCTCGTACCTATTACGACACGCATCGTGTTCGTGTCCCCCTTTATAAAGACGCCGGGACTCATGAGAGGCCAGGGTGTCCGGTAGCCCTTGTGAAACACATGTTTCAATTCGACATTGCCGCTGAACGTGGTTTCCTCAATATACAGGAAAAAGGAATAGGCGAATTCGGCTCCGCTGCGTTCATTCACGGATCGCTGTATCTGGATCGGATTAGGAGTCGTCGGATCCTGGGAAATTACCGTAACACCGTCGGCGGATTGTGCGGTGTAGTCGAGCAGCGTAACGAATCGCGTGGTCGTATTCACTGAGGCGCGATATATATATTCCCCCACGAACATAACAACGGCGAGGATAACCGGTGCAATGATACTTGGAAAAATATCTACTACGATGCTGTTTGATGTGGGGCGTCGTGGATCCATTCGCTATTAGTCTATGGGAAATTTGTTAATCACATCGTCGGCCCTTTTGTATACATATCGTAAATCTGTCCGGGATTTAGAGCCGTATTGTAGAAATTCAGATTGGATATCTGCCCGTCGAAGCGCCTGTATTTCAGAACATTCGCGCGGGTGTTCGCCACGTCCACCTTGTAGTAACTCTTTGCCACACAAGAGCGGCTCAGTTTGCCGTTGATATGGACGTCCGTAGTTCTTCCACTGAGAACGACGGTCACGAGAGTCCAGCGCTGCAGATCAATATTTGGAACGTCGCAGGAAGGTAGGGGGTCGCAGTCTGCCGTGGCAACAGAGGTGTCGAAGAGTTGTTTCATGGTCGACGTAGAGAGGGTTGTTGTGGCCGCGCATCCGGGTACGGAAGAGGTGCTGTAGGTTGTACTTGTACTAGTGCTGCTACCAGATCCACTACTGCTAGTGGTTGCCGTAGTAAGGGCGTCGAGATTATACCAGTTACATACTCCACTACCCGTGCTGATATTGCCTATGCGAGGTGGGAAGGAGCCGCCTGCGCCTGCGCCTGCGCCAGAACCAGAACCAGAACCAGAACCAGAACCAGAACCAGAACCAGAACCAGAACCAGAACCAGATCCAGATCCAGAACGAACCTCTGCATATGCGAATTTCCCATCTTCCGACCACCTGCACATACTTCTACAGGGATTCGCATTTGCTCCCGAATCGTAACTGTTGTACGTGGAATTATCCGTGGAAGACGAACCCATCAGTCCACTCCACCACGACGCCCAGTTGTTCGGTTTCACCCAATATCCCGCACAGGGATTGCAAGATGAACTCCAGCCCATATTCTTATTGTTATTGCTGGTGTCAATTATTCCATATTCCGTGCACTTCAGTCCAACACCCGTTTTTCTGAGTTGTACAGTCGTTTTACACCCCGTATCCGCCGTCCCCCCCGTCTTCAGTTGAAATCCATTTGTCAGATCAAAAGAATAACATGGGGAATCAAAGTCAGTCGTCGCCCCTGGAAGAACACCGCCGTAGAATGTCTGTCCTCCAGCAGTCACATATGGAGTAGTAGAGGTTGTAATTGACCCAGAGGTGGTAGTAGAACTTGTACTTGTACTACTACTCACCATGCCAGTCGGATCAGTGTCGCCCGTATGAGTACGCACGATCAGATTGTTCTTATATGCGTCAAGCCCAATTGCCACCGTCGAGAACACATCGCCGCCAATGTCTACAATGTGCTTTCTGTAGCCGCCGTTCACGAATGTATTGCTGTTTACGTATAGCCAAAAGGACACTGTATAATCACCGCCTTCGTATGGAAGTTTAAATGCCGGAATAGCAGCAGTAAAGGGTTGGCTCGTCTGAATACTCCTGCTGATGATTACATCGGCCGACCCGGCCACCCCACTCTTAAAAAGGAATTTATATACGTAGTACAAGACTACAAGGGCAATAATGATAATCACACCGAACACAAGAAACCGTATGACAGGAGTACCACGTTTTAACAGAGGTGGTACTTCGTCGGGATATCTACTATTTCTACGCGGGGGGGCATACATTCTACTTATACTACCGAACATTTATCGGTAGACCGTTTCCACGGAATAAATCGGCGGTATAACAGGAATTATCTCTCGTTTATCCGGGAAAAAACAAGATAAGTCAAAACACAAGGTCTTTATAAAGTTGGTGAATACGGAAAGATTCGCCGTGTCTATTATCTCGTACGAATTGCCTGTAGCGAAAATTTGCATACCTACCACATTTCCACGAGTGTCCGTCATCCGCCGATATGCGTTCTCCACATCTGTCGGCGTCTGATGACTCGTAAAATATGTGAACATTGCTGCATTGCCGGAAAGAGTGATGTCGCCGACCCGAACTGGCGGACATCCAGTTAACGTCGTAGAGAAATTCTTCTGGGCCCTCTTTGAGAGTACGAGCTTATCATTGTAATACACGGAGATCTGTCGTCCCTGTTTGGAAATAGTGATCATCGTCCATTTTTGTTCTGCAATAGGGGGAAGAGCATACGATTCTACCGCATATGTACCATTATCCAGTGTTTTCACGTAAAGTTGCGTCGACACGGACTCCTGGCGACTCGCGTCGGGTGTTTTCAAAATCTCCAGTTTAAACGTATCCTGAATATTGATTAATTTTCTGTAACCGGCATGTTGGCAATTATCACAATTCACATCCGTACAGGCACAATCTCCATACATGCCCGTAATGCTGTTGGGACCACCTGAACCGCCGTCCACAGCCTGGCCCATACGTATATTCCCGTCCAAGTAGACGAATAACTGGACGGCCTCATCGCGATCATTGAGAAATATCTTTCGGGTGTCTTCCGTATTTATAATGATCGTTTTGTCCACCGTATCGGCCTTGTTCGGAGTCAGCGGAAAGGGGCCCTTTGCTGTAACGCTGGGTGATTTTATAGGAGAGAAGACGGAATATAGGAATAGGATGAAAATCACAATGCCAAATCCAATGATGAATTTCAATAAAGTTGACATCTGAAAGAGTGTGGCCCTCTGTGAACGGGGCGGCATGCCAAATACTAACGATTGTTAGGAAAATTAACTAGAGTGCATAGGCACTCGTAGGCGCAGGAGTGCTTGAATAGAGCTGGATGGATTTGGGTGGAAGTATGGCATCCCAGTAGTTGAATTGGCCTGTTCGGCAAGCCACGGAGAACTCGGGTGAGCCGAAGAAATTCGTAGGAGGGCTGCCAGGATATACATACATTTCCGTTACTCCCGATGTTTTTGTGGTGAGTAGTAATTCTCCGTTTATATACGTTTCTATGAAATTCGGATCAACGGCGAGTGTTACGCGGAAGGGTTTTCCTAAGGGGACATTTTTTATGGGCTTTGATCTTTGCCAGCCGAGGTATGCGTAATTGCTGCTGCCACTGCTGCTGCTACTGCTGCCGCTACTGCTGCCACTGCTCCCTGTAGCGGCAGGCGCCCCACAATAGTACGAAATGTACATATCATTCACATCCGGATCGATATATACACAAATATTGCCCGAGTTCGCAGTAATCGCAGCCTGTATTGTGGAAATAGAAGTAGGTGTTACAGCAGACTCTCCCTGTGAGGTCAAGTACATACCCTGCGTATCTGGCCCCGTTTTATTGCCGTTATAGAAGACCACACGATGCGCTCCATTGTTCAGAGAACTCCCTAAATAAACATCAAATGATACAGTATACCCCTTCTGTTTTATCCCGGTGAATTGCGTAGAGACATATGGACCGATCGCCGACGCCGGATAGGCGCTCTGTTGTGTCGGTCCGAGCCCTATAACAGACATAAAAGATGCTTCCTTCGGATTCAATGTAAATGTCCCGAAACTTGTGTAGTGAAATATCTTTAGACTTACAAAAACGAATGTCACTAGCATAGAAGCAAAAAATATGTATTTCATTACGTTTTGCGTGATAGACGGTGGAGAAGAGTCCGATCTCTGCTGCTCTAGGCGCCGTTCCCAATCAATTTCCCGCTGTGTCTTTCCTGTTGTACTTAGAAATCCGCCCATTACTAATATGAACTAGTTTTTTCCTTTCTCGAGACTGAACCACAAATATAAAAGTTTCTCGAGAAACTTTTATATTTTCGGCAAGGAAGTAAAGCACTATTGTGCTTTACTGAACCACAAGACAGCCCCAACAACGAACATAAGCCCGCCCCCAAGCAGCCCCCCTTTTATCATCGAGCGTAAATCAAGTTCGTCCAACGTATCCTGATTGATCACGGGAGTCTTTCCACGTGCCCCAATGCGACGATAATAATATATGACCTCCGATTCAAGTAGTCGGGGCTTTCCCAAACTCTCGTTCACTTCATTATGCAAATTCACGGTCCACCGAAAGAGATCGTCGCGGCGATCCAAATGCGGAGTGAGCGGATTCTTCTGCAAATGCTTCTCGTAGTGTTCGCGACACACGGGGCAAGGTATCAAGAACGCTAGGGACTCGTAGAATTCCTTCGCAGCCTTCTTGTGACCGTAAGTAGGGTTTGCGGGATATCCAAGTGCGACAATATGGATCGTATGCCAAAAGAGAGGTCCCCACACGACCGGTGGACCTTTCATTCTATACGCCGCGCGCATTAAATAGATTCGCTATCATACGCGTTTATGATAGGTCTAAACAGTTTGCCATATAACCATATAAAATGATGAAACCAAATGTATATTGTACAAATTGCGGAAAACAGGGACACATGACGAAACAGTGTGAACAACCCATTACAAGTTTCGGAGCGATCGTATTTCGTGTTCGCGGCGCGTGGAATCAGGCGGTCTCACTTCTCGCCTCGGATTCATCCATTACCGGGTTCGAGACGGTCCCCAACAAGGATATCGAGTATCTGCTTATTCAACGGAAAGACAGTCTCGGTTTCATCGACATTATGCGCGGGAAATACAAGCCGGACGACTACGACTATATCCGCCAACAGGTTCGCGGAATGACCCAGGGCGAGCAAGAGCGCCTCCTAACACTGCCGTTTGACACTCTCTGGGAGCAGCTCTGGGGGCCGCCCATGGAGGGTACGAATCACTACAGGCACGAAAAAGAGGTGTCGAGGAAAAAGTTGGACGATCTCAAGTCGGGCACGCCGAGTCTGGAATCGATGATCCAAGGCATGTCCCAGAAGTGGACGACTCCCGAGTGGGGGTTTCCAAAGGGCCGGCGTGACGTCGGCGAATCCGAGTACATGTGTTCTCTACGTGAGCTAAGAGAGGAGACCGGCCTGACGGATGCCGATGTGATCCCCATTAAGAATATGGAGACCATACACGAGGTGTTTTTCGGGAGCAACCGCATTCAGTACTGTCACAAATACTACATATTCTATGCCCCCGAGGAGAAAGAGATCGTCTACGATAAGACGAATCCCCATATGTTCCAGGAAATCGGAGACATTCGCTGGTGCTCATTGGAGGAGGGTCTGCAACTGATTCGCCCCGATAATGTGGAAAAGCGCGAAGTGCTCCTACGTGTAAGCGGACTTCTTCGGAAGTACTGTCCTCTTCGTCTACCTGCTACGAAAAAAATAAAACACTTCTTGTAGATGGGTGATACAGCGGGATATACTGATGATGAAATCATGACGATCTGGGAAACGGAGACAGACATGACGAAGCGAGAAGCGATTCTCGCAGAGTTGCAGGAACGCGAACTGTTTCCGTCGAAGGCCATGTCGTCGTGGGAGCTAGAGGCCGGACTCTATCCAGACTCGGAAGACCCCCGTTTCATCGAGAAGCTCATGCAGAAACAGGAGTTCATAGAGAACCTACAGGAGTCGCTCGGGAGTCAGCAGCGTCGCGGGGACAATTTATGCGACACGGAGCGCGAGTTCGAGCTGACAAGCGTGCAGCGATTTATCAGTCGGTTTCGTTCTCCGCAGAGCCCGTATCAATCGGCTCTATTGTATCACGGAGTAGGTGTCGGCAAAACGTGTGCCGCGGTTGTGACGGCCGAAGAGCATCTTCGCGCGAATCCGAAGGATTTCGTGTTCATTGTCGCCCCGAGAAATATTCAGCCCGGATTTCGTAGAACGATCTTCGATGAGGAAACACTTGTGATACCGAAAGATCGGTCGCAGGCGAATACGGCCAGAGGATGCACCGGCGACTCCTATCTGAAACGCACGGGCACGGAATACGAATCCGATAGACCGCTCATTATGCGGCGGATAACACAGTCTATCAATGCGCGCTACCGCATTATGGGCTATATTCAGTTCTGGCGCTACATACAAGACGTGCTCGATTCCGTGACGAAAACGGCCGATCCGGAACGCACGCGCCAAGAGGAGGTGAAGGCGCTTCACCGGGCATTTGATGGTAAGTTCATTATTATTGACGAGGCGCACAACCTGCGCGACGTGCCAGGTGAGACGGAGGACGACAATCTGGATAATCCGGACATGGATAATGACATTTCCGAGTCGAAGGCCGGAAAGAGGTTGACGCCGACTCTTGTGCGAATGCTCTCCGTTGTGCAGGGAATGAAGATGATGTTGCTCTCAGGTACGCCGATGTACAACAGTTACAAGGAGATAGTATTTCTGTTGAATCTCATGTTGAAGAACGATAAGAAGGCCGAGATATCCGAGCGGGAGATCTTCAATTCCGCAGGTGGCTTTCGGGAAGGAAAAGACGGCAGTCCAAGCGGGGCGGAGGTGCTCGGGGCCGCCGCAAGCGCCTATATAAGTTTCATGAGGGGCGAGAATCCCCTTACATTTCCGGTGCGCCTTGCGCCGCGTGGGACGCCGCGCTTAACGGCGTGGCCCACAGAGGATCCGGAAGGAGAACCGCTTCCTTCGTCGGAGGAGGCGGTCACGATCCGGCGAAATACTCTGATGAACCTGCCGTTCATACCTGTATCCTTTGAGGGGGAGAATATGAAGATCGTGAAGTCGATTGCGACGTCAGTCATACAGACGAGCGGGGGCCTCGGATTGCGGAGCATAGATGAAATGGTTCAGTCGGGGAATTGGCTATTTCCAGGGAGCGATGACGCCAATCCGTCCACCCGTATTCGTGATGTGGGATTTGACACGGCGTTCAGTGAGACGAAGGCGGGAATGATTCTGCAGTTCGCGGCGAGAGAGGATCCCTCCTGGCTTAGCAAGGAGGCGCTGAAGGATTTCTCTCCGAAGACGCACTTCATACTGAATCGGATCCCTACCACAAAGGGAATCATATTCATCTACAGCCGTTTTATAAAGTCGGGGGCCTTGCCGATAGCCCTGGCTCTAGAGGCGAACGGGTACTCGCCGGCGGGAGCAGGCAAGCCCCTTCTCACGAATGCAAATCTGGGAAAGCTGGGGCGTCAGTGTGCGATGTGCGAGGTTCGCGAAAAGGCGCACGCGGGTCGTACGCATGCTTTCGTGGCGGCGAAATACGTTTTATTGACGGGACAAATCGGCCTGTCCCCGAACAACGCGTCCTCCATCAAAGCCGCGCGCTCAAAAGAGAATATGTACGGGAAGGACGTGAAGGTGGTGATCGGCTCACAGGTGGCTTCGGAAGGTATTGACTTGCGGTTCGTGCGCGAGATCTACGTGTTTGACAGTTGGTTTCACTTGAACAAGATGGAACAGGTTCTGGGGCGCGGCGTGCGCACATGTAGTCACAGCCTTCTAAAGCCGATTGAACGGAACTGTACGATTCATTTGCTCGTGAATACGTATGGCGATGAGCCGGTCGAGACTGCCGATTTGTACATGTATCGTGTAGCCATGAATAAGGCGATTCAGATGGGGCGGGTGACGCGCGTTCTAAAAGAGAACGCGCTCGACTGTAATTTGAATTTGGGGGTGAATTACGTGAACGATCTCGATCCGATTGAGAAGCTGGAGGATTCCCAGAGATACGTGCGCGGAATAGAGGACAAGGATCCGGAGCAGAGAAAGCCGATACCGATCAATGATACCTCGTATACGAGTATATGCGACTGGATGGAGTGCCCGTACACGTGCGCGAAACCGATCGATCTGAAGGCGATTCTTGAAAAGAAGAAGGATATTGATATGACGACCTATGACGAGTACGCGATGCGGTGGCGGGAGTCCCAGATAAAGGATCTGATGAAATACGTGTTTGAGCAGGAGAGGCAGCCGAGTATAAAGGAGGAGGCGCTCGTGGACACATTTCTTGAAGCCGGTATACCGTTCATCGCCGTACAGACACTCATACGAAATGTGGTTGACAATAAGTCGTTCCGTCTGGTAATAAATAATCAGGAGGGGTATATCACTCGGCGCAACACGTATTTCCTGTTTCAGCCGATTCGCTTGGCGGACGTGCGTGTGCCTTTGGCACTGCGAATTGCGGACGTGCCTATCGGAAGAGATCAGTATACGCCGATGAAATACAAATACGCCCCTGTTGCTGTAGCGAAGGCTGCAGCGGAGGAAAAAGCGGAGGCGGAAGGACAAGCAGAAGCGGCCCCTCCTTCCGCCGCAGGCAGCGCAGAGGCCTATTGGAACGCCTGCGTCACTTGGGCAGGACAAATACGCGACGGCTCGTCTCCCTTAGATATTCCACCGGAAGTCATTGATGTTCTGAAACGGCGCTATACGGGTGACGGATTCAAACGGGAGTTCAGCGTAATTTCCATGATTTCATGGATGTTTGAGAACATTCGGAATTCCAGTGATGCGGACAAGGTACAGTACTTGGGGATTTTAGCGGACATATTCACGGAAATAATATGGGACGAGAGTCTGAATTCACAGGAACAGATTGAATTATTCTATAAAATCTCGGGCGAGGAACTTGATCGGGCCACAACAGAACAGAAGGTCGTAAGCGAGGGGGTACAGGTCTTCCGATACGTGAATGTGACTACAGGGGCCATTGAATACATGTGCGGAAAGGCGGAGCCGTGTACGCCGATCGTTGTGCGAAAGTTCGAAACGGACAAGACGGATCCGATAAATGTGGCGGAAGCAAATCGCGAGACGACGGGGCCGATATACGGATTCCTGATTCCGAAGCTGGGAACGGGCAAAGTCGTTATGAAAACGAACGATAGTCCTGTGAATAAGGGGAAGAATCCGGAAAAGGGGAAGGAGTGTGAGAATGTGAGCACGATGTCCGGACACAAGGACCAGCTTCGTCTGATGCGCGATATGATTACCGCCTTGGGCTATCCTCCGTTCCTTTTGACGGAGGCAGTTTTAAATGAAAAAGAGGATCGGGCGAAGGCGAAGGTGGCTGAAAAGGGGGGTAAAAAGAAGAAGGAGGAGGATGGTTTGAGTCCGATGGAGCGCGAGGAGAAAAAGATGCAGGAGAAGCTGTTTAAAGATGTGCGGAAGTTCCAGAATGTGATTAAGGCGTGCGCTCTCAAGAATATTATGCTGCGGATGGTCGACAAACTCGAGCGCGGAAAACAGCGCATGCGATATTTCTATCGGCCGATTTTGGCGATTAAGACACGTCACCGCCTAAAGTGAGACACTGCCGGATAATATAAATTTGAGTTCGCTTAAGGAAGATATGTATATTTAGTAGAGAAATGGAATACACTGCCGTATTTGAAGAGCAGGTTCCACTGACATCCAAAGATCTTCGTTCTCCCATTAAATCGCTGGATAAGTTGCTGGAGGCGAAAATGCGGGAGCGAATCGAAAAGAAGTGTTCTAGACATGGCTAACGCTTTGGGGGGCGGGAGGAACCG